AAAGTGCGTACTTTCCTTTTTTAAAGTCTGCTATTGAAACTATATTCATCTTTTACACAATTTTACCGTAACCCACTTTAATAAAAATTTCAGCCATGGCGCCCGTAATTTTAAAAACCTGGTCTTTTTTCATTGACGGCGCAACGCCGTTGCTCTTGAAATCGTACACTTTGGTTTTATCCAATACAACCGTTTTAACTTCTTTTTTTACCTCTTCGGGCTTCGTGTCCGCTTTTGGCGTTGCCGCCGCTTTCGGTTTTGTTGTTGTCTTTTTTGCCATTTGTTTTAATTTAAGTTGGGACCCGTGGGCCCCAACCATTTAATAATTTAGTTATTATGGCTGTGAAATTGCCGCAATATCCGTAGAAAAAACACCTTTTACAAAGGCCCCAAAATGGTTAGTTTTCACAAAATTACACGCTCTCATTTCAGCTAAAACCGTAATTAGATTTTTTGTAAAGTCGTCATTAACAGTCCCAACTTGTACGTTTAACTCTTCTCTAATTCTTAGGTTAGACTTTGTGAAATCGCCTACTAAATAAGTCCCAACCGCTACGCCTGGGTTTTCAATTACTTGAATACCTTTTACACGCGTTACGCCGTCAATTGAAACCGCAATAGAGTACGTATATTGCCCGTTGCCGTCTTTGGTTAAATCCATGGCCGCCGCGTCTTCGGGGTTTAATAGAATGTAATTAGCGTTGAAATTAGCACTTGTAATTTGCGCAATTGCAATACGTAAAACGTCGCTATTGTTTGCATTTGGTACGTTAAGAGCAAAAGAGCCCGCCGCAAATAATGGCGCGTTTGCCAAAATTCCCGTTAAGTTGTCGCCCAAACCGTCGCCGCTTAAAATTTGCTCATCTAATTTAAGTTCAACCAACTCCATTAACTCGCCGTTAATTTCGCCTCTCATAAATGGTAAATCTTCGATCATTTCTTTAGACACCTTTATCCATGCCGAAATCTTTTTAACCGCACACGAACGCTCAACTAAATCAAAATCAGTTTGAGTTTTTAACGCGCCTTCGGCCGTCATTCCCGCCTCTCCTGGGTCGGGGTTAGTTTGCTCAATCCAAACGACATATTTTGACGTCGTGCCTCTTGAATTAACTAATTGACGCATAAAAGGGCGTCTTCGTGCAATACGTGTTAACCCATTTTCTAAGTCAGAAAGTCCAACGGTCCCGCCGCTATAATTCCCGTCTATCGTCATTGTGCCCGCCGCTTTAACGTCCAACGCAACTAAACCGCCCTTAACGGCAACCTCTTTTATAGAGTCAACCGCCTTAGAATAAGCGTTAAAAATCGCCTCTCCTAAAGATTTAACTATCGTGTCTTTTTTTGGCTCTTCTTTAAGCGCCGCAAATTTCGACTCTAATTCTACAATTGTATTTTTTAATTCGGTGTCGTCAAATGGCGTCGCCTCGGTTGACTTACTCACTAACTCTTTAACCGCCTCTATGTCGGTTTTGATTTGTGCTAAGTCGTCGCTCTTAACGAAACCCGCCGTTTTTTCGGTAATTGATTTTTCAATTTTTTCAATTACTTCTTGTGGTGTCATGTTTTCCATGTTTTCCAAAAAATTTAAAATTTATTATATACTTCTATCCAATTAAACGCCTTTTGCTCTTGTTGGTTATTGTTGTTTGAATGTCTATTAGACGGGTCAAACTCGGCCGAATGTTTATTAAACGGGTCGGCTTTTGCAATACTTAACAATTGCGCATTTAAATATTTTAATTTCATTTCTAACGAATATTGGCGCTCATCGGACCCTTGACCGCTAATAATTGCTTTGGTCATTACTTCAATTTGCTCGCCTAACTTCTGAATAAATGGTAATTTGTTCTCACTTTTTGCTACTTCAATAACGTTTGTAAATTCATTTGCCCCAAATGTTACGGCGCTACCTTCCCAAAGAGCAACTTCCTTTACGTTAAAATGACCTGGGCCCTCGTTTTCGGGTGCGGGCACAAACTCCAATTGGTCCTTAATATATCTAAACCCTATTGAATGTTCGCGTATAATGCCGTCTTTGTAATCGTTGAGCGCGTCGGCGCCGTCTTCGCTATTACCCAATTGGGCCACGGCTAAAAGTCCGTTTTCGTCTTCGCTTAATTCTAAAAATTTGCCTATTGGTTTTTCCCAATCATGGTAACGTAAATAGGCTATTTTTCTATTGCTCGCGCTATTTGGGCCGCGTTCCTTAATTGATCTTTTAAACGCCCCTGGTAAAATAATGTCATTATCTGAATCTAAGATATTGAAACGCGCTAAGTACATTGACACCTTGCGGCTATTCTCGTCAAAGTCTTTTATTTCAATGTTTTGCGCCTTGACCGCATACCTATTAATTTCTTTTTGCATAATCAAATTATTATAACTTAGACAAAAATAGTTAAATTTGTACAAATTGAAACAATAAAAACATGAATAACGGCAATAACTTAAATTTTTGGTCTTCTTTTTTTGGACTAACTGATAACCAATTAGGGAGATTTTCTAACCAAAACGTGCCCCAATACTCGCGTGTTTGGGGTCAAAAAACGGCCGTTTGGGTTGACACCCGCGACGCTTTCCAATTGTATTTAACTATTCCCGAATTAAGAGCCGTTATTAATAAACGGGCCTCAATGCAAAGTTTAAATAAGCCCGTTTTAATGCGTAATGACGACGAAATAATAACTGATCATTGGTTAAATACATTAATAAATAAGCCCAACCCAACGCAAAGTTGGGCCGACGTTGTTTTTTCTTTGTCAGTTAACGACGCTTTATTTTCTAACGCGTTTGCATACTCGCCGAAACGGTCTTTTGGTCAACGAAATTTATTTTTACCGTTGCCGTCCGACAAAATGAAAATTGAGTTATCGGGTAAAAAATTAAACCAAATGGAAAAAAACGGTTTAATAGACGGCTTCAAATTTTGTTACGATACGGACGTCGAAGAGAATTTAACCTTTGACGAAATTGTTTATTTTACAACCCCCGACGGTTTAAATATTGTTAACCCGTCTTCACGCCTGGACTCTTTACAATACCCGTTAAGTAATATAAAGGCTAGTTACCACAAAAGAAATGTTTTACTTGAAAATATCGGCGCTATTGGTATATTGTCGGCTCAAAATTCAGACATTGGCGGCGTAATTCCTATGACACCCGAAGAGAAGACAAAAATACAACGTGACTGGTATAGTAGGCAAAAAGATGAGTTAATTTTAACTGAAGCTAACGTAAGTTGGCAACCTATGAGTTTCCCAACTAAGGAGTTAATGTTATTTGAGGAGTTAACTGAAGATAAAATAGCAATTATTGACGCTTACGGGCTCAATTATTATATATTTAGCCAATCCAAAGGGTCCACGTTCTCTAACGTTCGCGACGGTATGCGCATGGCATATAATGACACAATTATACCCGAAACCCAACAACTCTATAACTCCATAATTGAGCAATTCGGACTAGACAAAGAGGGTTATAGGTTGATCGCTGATTTTTCACATATACCCGTTTTACAAGCCGACGAAAATTTAAAGGCCGACGCTATGGTAAAACGTGCCGACGCTCTTAATAAAATAATTGCGGCGGGCGTTGTATTAACTGAAGACGAACAACGTAATATATTAGGCGTTTAAATTAATTGGCGGCTCTTCGCGCTCATCTTCTTTGCGTTCTATTTCTTTAATGAGTCGGACCCATGCCACAATAAAAACGGCCGCAAATATCAATATTATTATTAACGCTATTTTCATAAATCTTTAAATATTTCTTTTAAAACCTGGTTAACGTTTAATTGGGCTTCGGCCCCTTTCAATTGGTCAATAGTTATATTTTTATGTACTTCGATTTTAAAGCGTTCTAAAGACTCTTTAACGTCTTCGGTGGGGTGTAACAGTAGTTCGCACATTTCAACCGCCGCGTAAACGTTTAAAACGTCCACGGCGTCAATTTCTATTATTATTTTGTCTTCATTCATTGTTTACAAATTACGTAAATAATATTTAAGAAATAATAACGCGCTCGTTGGGCTTACTGTGTGTACTTCGTGCGCGGCGGCGCCTATATTATCACGGCCATAATAAACCGCTATATTATATTCTATACGGCCGCCCGTTGGCTCAAATGTTATTGTAAACATTCGGCCTTTATATTTTATTTCAAAAGTTGCGCAAATTAAGGCCATTTTTTCTATATATTAGATTTAAAAGAGTCGCACAATTTCATTAATTGATCTATTGAACGGTCCAACGTTTTAATAGTTTTTAATAACTCAATTTCTTTTGTTATCTCAATTGGCCGCGTTGCTTCGGCTATTCGTTCAAACATATCCCCCGTGTCGTAAATATCGTTTGGGTCGGTTTCTTGGTTAAATATCTTTTTGCTCATTTTTTTTTTTGTTTTTAATGGTTAAAGTTTTTGCCTTTTGCGCGGTCGGCTTCGATCGCCTGGCCTATCCAAAGACTTTCTTTAAATGGCGCCTCAACTTTTGCGCCCGTGTTCATTACTAAAATATTAATTCTCATTAATTTTTCGTCGCTCAACTCTTTTAACGCCTCTACGTTTTCAGCCTTTAAATAGTCGGCCAATATTTGCGCCTTATTTGAGTTTTGCGCCGCCTGGTGGCGTGTGCCTCTGATTAGTGAATCTCTGAATTGGTCCATTTGTTTAAGTTTTAAAGGGGCGACCGTGGCCGCCCCCGTTGGTTTATTTTTTTAAGTCGATTAATTTTTTTAAAAAGTTAATGTTTGAAACGTGGGCGCCATTGAAACCAATTGTAAAAAACCCGTTGCTTTTGTAGATTTTCGCCCCTTTGTACTCTTCGATA